CTGAGATCCAAGGTCTTTATATGCCATCTGTCCGTATTCCAAACCCATATGGTGAGGCACTCGTACAGGTAGACGTAAATGGTATACAAACCTTTAGAGGTACTGGCGTTGGAATTCACGTAGACTCGATCTATGGAATCCCATTCATCCCAAGCAAAGATGCTCCAAGTGACTCAGGCGATGCTACCGAAATTGGTAGATTGTTTGCATTTGATACATCTGACGCAGAAGGATATGGATACCCAAGAATTGGTATTCAAATCGCTATTCCTACTGAGTACTACGAAGCAACTCGCAGAAGTCCAGCATATCCATTTGTCAACAATGCATTTGTTGAGAAAGGCGTATTCAGGACAATGGGAGAAACTGTCTGTAGACACTTCAAGTCTCAAGGTAAAATTAGAGATATTAAACTGTAATCAGTTTATATCAATATTTTTTTTTTATAAAAATAAATAAATAGTAGGTTATATAAGCTAATGAATGATAGTATATATTATTGTGGGGTTAATTGTTGCAGGAATACTAGTATTTCTTTTTAAAAAAACTGATGGTAAAGCATATTTTGATTTCTCCTTAAAATGTAAAGAATGTGGCTGGCATAAAGGTGTCTTAAAATGTATGAATTGTGAAGACAGAAAGAGAGACAAGTGGAGGTAATCTTTAAATGGATGTAAGAAAGGGTGGTATTATGGTACAAATATATCATGTTGACAAGCTAGCAAAGGCGAGAGATTTAATCATCATATTCCTATTTGGAAGTATCCTGATAGAATCACTCACAGGAATACACCTGCTAGGATCTTGGTGGCAATAATCTTTATAAGTCTTTAGATATTTCTAATATCAATGGCATTAACAATCAGTTCATCAGATTGGACAAACGCTAACGTGAGAAAAACACTCTCATGGCAAGCAGCTTTGGTTTCAAAACTGCGAGTGTATGCTATCAAAGTCACCTTCGGTGGTTCTGATAACTATGCGACCAACGGAGTGTCTGCTGACCTAACACAGGGCAGAATATCTACACTCGTTGCAGTGATTCCTACATTTACGGATTCATTACACAAGGTAGAATATGACAAAACCAATAGTAAGATTAAACTCTATACGGTTGGTGGCTCTGCAGGAGCAGCACTAGTTGAATTAGCAAACGCCTCAAACCTTACAAACAGTAAGATATTTGAGTTCCTAGTCATAGGCTACTAGAGTCCAAAACAGCCTCTTTTTTTTTCAACAAAAACAAATATATAAGGTATGATATACACAGTATCTAGGAATGAGTTATCAAGTCTAACTTGGATAACCGAGTGATTCCAACAAGGGAATGGCATGTGAAGTAATCTATGCTCTGAATACAAGACACCACTCAAGGGAGAATAATGGTGAACGAAAGACATGACACATGAGTGTCATGCTACAGGCAGTATAGATATGCCATAAGAAACCTAGTGGCAGAGGGCAGACTTCAACAGGTTTGATCACCTACCGAAGTAAAAACTCCAGTAAGGAGTACTGCGAACTACTCAAGTCCGACATTCCTTAAAGTTTATATAAGGGCATTATGTTTATAGAGCATGGTCGAGCTAAATCATAATGTAGTTTCCTTTAACTCAGATACACTGATTAAAGGGGGTCATGGAGTAGTCGTTGGTGTTTTTATCACAAAACTAGGCTCTGGTTCTGATAAGGTGATATTCAAAAATGGAATAGATGCTAGTGGCACAGCAGAATTCACCATATTTACAGCACTTCAGGGAACATATGTACAGATAAACAGAAGGTTTGAGAATGGCATATTCGCAGACTGCACAGGCAGTGCTGAAGTCACAGTTGTCTTCAAATAGAAAATTTAAATACGTAATCTATTATATTTATACATGGTCGTTACATACTGTACAGTCGAGGATATATCCGATTTTATGCGAGTCCCCATTAGTAGCACTACTACTCCTAATAAGACTCAAGTTGAAAAAATAATAAACAGAAAGGAAGAAGTATTAGATCGAAGAATTGGTCATACTTTTGGAAGAAATAAGACCATAACAAACGAAATACACGATCTGCCATTACTTTATACTTTTGGCTGGGGTACTCCAATCTTCCTTCAGCATAGGAATTTAAGAGATCTTAGCAATGCTGCTGGAGATAAGATAGAAGTTTGGAAGGGGTCAGGCTCAGAATATGATGATATTCTAACAGACTCTCAATGGTATCAATTTGACCCAGTTTATGGTAGATTGTTCTTAAGAGGTTTTATATTTTCAATTTTAAGAAAAAACAGAATAAGGGTTACATATCGCTATGGTGACGCAACAGTACCAAGTGACATAGAAGATGCCTGTATAAACCTCGTATCAATAGATCTATTAACCACAAGCTTTAGAATGGACAGACTACCAGTAGGTGGAAGTGCAATGACATGGAATGATATAATAGCACAGTGGAAAGAAGACATTGAGTCATGTGTTATGAATCGTAGAGAAGCATTCCTAATACCATAATTTTTAGCATAGTGGATAAGCTTAAACAACTTGCCCACGTAGTAAAAGACGTAGTTGAAGACTTTGTTGGAACATTAACTGATCGTGGATACGAAGCAGAAACTGTAAGTGACGACACATTAAAAGTAGAAACCAAAGGTGAGCCAGTTGACGAGGTTATGAATCAGGCAACAGATTGGGGATTTGAAGGAGAGGGTGAATATGTTGAAGACGTAGACACACCAGAAGGCGAATCATATGTAAGATATTTTTATGAATACCATACGAAGAATGATGAAAAGGTATGCCCAGACTGTACTGGTTATTCGGAGGCATATGATGGAAAATTAGAATTAAGGGTGGATGCGAATGGCACAATACATGAGGGTGCAGACGAGCAAATTATACAATTTCTTTTAAAAAATGCAACAAAGTGGAATGTTGATGGATATTCAATCATTCAGAGAAGACCTGATCAAAGTTTTCACAAACTTCAACTACACGTAGATAAAGACCCTAAAAGTGGAAAAAACTCATGTAGGTGCGAATTAATATATATTCCAATAGGTACGGAATAATATGTCACTGACTTATGACGCATTAGAAGACTGTATAGCCATGCTCAAAGATGGCTGGACAGCAGGAACACAATTACCAGACATAAAGGTATTATGGAAGGAGAAATCTGCTGGTTTTATAGACGATAGGAGAGATATGATCCTTGTGTATCCACGAAGGGAAAATATAGAATATTTCGGATTATATGGGTCTGATTTTTTACACACATTAACTCTAGTTGTGGACGTAAGATCATATGGTGAACAGGATAAACTAAACCAGACTGTGACAGAGGTTTTAAGGATTTTAAAGGCTAATATCAGAAGAACTGGATTTGTAGATGTTATTGTAAAGCATTCAATGTCTCAAAGCGATAATTTAAGGAATATGTTCAAACACCAGATAGTAGTCCAATACAGGCAGAACTATGAGTGACAGAATATTTATAAGCAAAGTAAGTGAGATTCATATATGGTAATTGCAACTGGTGCACGAGGCTATGTAGCATACGAATTTGAGAACACTTTTGGTGCTTTACTAAATGCTGGTAATTCTAGTACTGGTGAATACCCAAACAAGAGATTTGGACTACAGGAGAAGATAACATCTTGGACTCTAAATAACAACAGAATAGTACTTCCAACCCTAAATCAGACAGAGCCTGAATCATTCGCTTATGGACAGGAAACTGGAAGTATAAGCATAGATTTCATTTTAAGTAATCCTTGGTTTTTCGGAGCATTATATGGATCACCAACATCAGTGACATCTGGATCACCAGAAGTTCACACATATGCGTCTCCTGCTACAGTAAAAACAAAAGACGTAAGGTCATTCAGAACAGAAGTAGGTCTTGATCTGGGAACAGATATAGTAAGATCATTAAAAGGCTGTATATGTAGAACATTTGCAATTTCAACAACAGTGGGTGGCATTGTTCAATGCAGTGCTGATATTGCTTATTCAATAGAAGATGCGACAACCTCAGCTCTTACAGCAAGTCCTCCTGTGGACAGGGCTAACGGAGTGGCTGGAGCACAGCCAATATTACCAACTACCAAATTTCCATACACATTTGCACACGCAACTTTGAAAGCAAACAATACAATAGTAGCCAAAATACAAAGAGCAGATATTAACTTTAACCAAAACCCAGATCTGTTATGGGGATTAGGAAGTCACCAAGCAGTAGAAGCATACAGAAGAGTATTTGAGATAACTGGAACATTCGAGGCATCTTGGGTAGACAAGACAA